CACCAGCAGGTCATGCGGTCGGCCCTGGTACTTCTTCTCGTCGTCTGGGTTTGGGAATGATCCGAACTCGACCTGGATGGGCACGCCATCGACGCGCCTGGTCCGCCAGATATTGTCCTTGCCGTTGTAGCCATTGCGGCCACCCAGCAGTTCGGTGATGCGGTCCAGCACGCCGGTCAACTCGGTGCCGTTCAATCGGAAAATGCCAACCTTGCGATGGCTGGTCAATGCTTTGCCGCAAGCCAGGTCAGTCTTGCCACCACCCGCCGCGCCGCCGTAGCCAATGATGTCGGCCTGGCTTTCGTATGCAATGGTCTGAGGCCCAGGCAATGGTCGCCACAAGGTCTTGTCGCTGGTCAGTAGTGAGTCGAGTTCTGCTCGTTCCTCATCGGTCAGATACGCCAGCAGTGCTGGGTCAAACGCCGCCGCCATTCTTGGCTTTCCGCGCCTGTGCTGTGGCCAGGATCGCTTGCAGTTTGGCCGCTCGCTGGGTGTCGTCCATCGGCTCCATCAGTGGGTTGTCAGGGTCGCCAGCCAAAGTGGTGCGGTCGCCATACTTCTTCGGGTTCCACTTGGCCAACAGCTTGAGCCGGTACTCGGCACGGTTGCGTAGCCAGGCCACATGGGCGCTGTCGTATTTGGGATTGTCGCCACCGGTCATCAGTGGCTCAGTGTCGATGATCTCGAGAGCGTCGTCGGCAATGCAGTCATGGCCTATTTCACGCGCCTGCGCGAAGCGTTGAGCAAAGTCCTTGTCTTTCCCCATCCAAAGGTACACGGTCGAGTAGTGGATGCCATTGTTGCGGCACCACTCACGCAAGGTTTTGCCGGTCGTGATCCATTCGCAGATCTCATCGACTTTGTCCTGCGGCACAGGCTCTGGTGGCCTTCCGGTTGGTCGCTTTTCAGTCTTGGGTTTCATCGATGATTTTTTTCCATCTATCAGGGGTTTGTGCTCGTCGCTCGTACTTGCAGATTTTCTTGATGGTGCTCAAGGGGATGTCGAAGATCTTGGCCAGTTTGCGGTAGCCCACTTCCTCGTCTTCGTGCATGTCACGGATCTTGTCTATGACCTCATCCGGAAGGCGGGCATTGTGATGGGATGCGCCAATGCGGTATCCCTGTTCATTTACTGCCACAAATTGCACGCGCTTCTTTCCCTTCATCTCATGCCAATAGGGTACTGCTTAACGCTTCGGGGGTTTCTTGCCCTTGTCTTTGCCATAGCCCATGATGATCTCCTCGAGTGTCGTGCGAAGTTGCACAGGGTTGATTTTGCATCATCATTGAATTTTCCGCAACGATGTCACCGGTAATTTCGAGCGCCCAATTTATTCGTTGTGGGCTTATGTTCCATCCTTCACGCGTGCGATCGAGAATTTTTTTTGCTTGTTCGAGTGCTGTCATTTTTTTCTTTTTGTGTGTATCGAGGCCATCACGGCCTTGAGTTGTTCTACCGATTTGACGCCGCGTTTTTTTTCACGGGCATCAAGTTCTTCTCTGCGCTTCCACAGTGGCAATGTCAGAAGGTGCCTGGCTTCGCATTCAATCATCCATTCGCGTGACCATGAGCCAACGACACGCCCATCGTGGAGCGTGACATCGATCTCGTACTGCTCGCGTGGTGTCAATGCTTTTGCTCCATGGCCGACATGTGCTTAAACCAGCCATCGACGATCTCGATCGCTTCACGCATGACCATGTGCTCGAATGCGTGCTCGATCTTGCTCTCGCCACTGTCGTCATCCCAACCAATAGCGAATGAACAAACGCCCATGCCTTCGGGTTGGCAAAAGAATCGCAACTCAGGTGCGCCCTCTTGGTTCTGTTGTTTCAACATAACGATCTGGCCATATCGGACCACATCAAATACTCGTGCGAATTTCATTTCAAACCTTTCAAATAAAAATATATTGACACACCGATCACTGCAACACCGATTCCTGCACCGATCAATAGTTCACCGATCAACATCATGATGTGCCCGATGTTCATCGCACATACTCCAGCCGGATGGTTCGATACACCACACCGTCGTGCCACTTCTTGTCTGACTCGATGTCATACAGTTCGATGATGTGCTCTGCCTCTGCAAACTTCATGCGCTGATTGCGAATGCTGAACATGTAGATCAGCGGCGCTTTTTGCGTTGAGTAGGCCTCGATCAATTGAGGCAAGAGCAAGCGCTCTTTTTCTTTGATGTTGGCTGTGCCTTTGACATTGACCACGAAGGTGCGTTCATCACGCTGGATCACATAGTCGGGCATGTTGCGCAGTATGGGGTTGAGATTGTAGAAGGCGCCCACATTGGCAAACTTCTCATCAAAGCCCAGGCGCGTGCAGTTCCACCCATTGCGCTCGCACCATTGCTCAAACAACTCTTCGCCGATGTTGACACCGACGCCCTGCCTGTCCTGGTAGGTTTGGTCTGCATTGCCGTATGTCAAAACTTGCCTCCAATCTTCAGTTCGTTGAGTCTTAGCAGTGTGTTCAATGAATCCTCCTGTTGTCTTCTGGTTGTGTTCAGTTGCATCTCATCGGTCAAGTTCAAGGCCTGGCCAATCACATTGAACTCTTCGCCAGTTGTGCCCCACTTGCTGGTGCGCTCGTGCCTGGCTTTGACTGACTTAATCGCGGCCAGTGATTGCTCCATGAGTTCGCGTGCCTCAACAGAATCGAAATGGTCACCGGACATCACATAGCCCCAGTTCAATCGAAAGCACACCGTGTTCCATGTGTACTCATCAGCGTCGCCGGTCTTAAACTTTTCCAACTCCATGTGTGGAATAAATTGCAGATCGACTTCGGCCTGTTTGTTGTGGCGAAAAATCTTTGGCAATACTGGCAATGGTTTTGGCCTGTACTTGCTTCGCTTTCTCACAACTTGATGCCTCGCACCATGTGCTCTTGATCGATGCGCTTGCAATCGATCTCGGGCTTGTACGCTGGCCAGTGGCCTTCGCGCACCATGTCGCAATAGTGTTGCTCTGCCTTGATGGCATCGTCGTAGTCCATCTGGTTGACGAATGCAAATGCACCTAGCAGTGCAAGCCATATCGAAACTGTTTTGATCGTGCTCATGTTCTCTCCTTAGTCGTATTCACATTCACATGGACTGCATTCGCATGTTGGGCAGTAACCCCATGCCATGACAGCCTGCTTCAATTCAAAGTGGCACTCAGGACTTTCTGGGTTGCTTAGTACGCCAAATGCGGCCAATGCAACTCGCTCTCTCTTTGCGTTTTCGCGAACCCATGCATCCAGGTTTGTTTTGTCTCTAGCCATTAGGCTGTCAATTTGCTTCTGTTGTTCAGCGATAACTCGCTCAAGTGCTTCGCTCATGTTCTCTCCTTTGGTATTGCCATCTTGTCGCGTAACTCGTCCATCATTTTTCTGACCCTTGCTCTGTTGATTGCCATCTGCTCTTCAGAGATCTTGTGCTCCAGCTTCGGTGGTTCAGGCCTTGGCGCCATGCGGCACAGTTCTTTGAACTTGATGCAGTTGGGCACGCGTTCAGGCAAATGCTCGAGTGCATATGCGATGGCCTCTGGCCACTTCACAAATCCACCCAGTTCTTCAGCCCATGTGGCTTTTGCATTTTCAAGTCCAGCGTCAATGCCATTGACCATGCCGGTGCTGAATTGCCCTGTGAACTCTCGGCCATAGATGCCTTGGAGCCTGGCAAAAATCTTCTCAACCCAAGCGTTTGGCAGTATTGGATTCGGCGTCATAAATTTCTCCTTCGATGATGGTTCCTTGGTATTCGTCGTGTTTCGGTAAAAGTCCAAGAGATCTGGCAATGCCCTCCTGGTTGATCTGGTGCTGGGTCTTGTTGCCGTTCTGGTCCTTGTTGACCCAGTCGGCTTTGAACCCTGCCCATCCCCTTGCACAGCATTCGGTCAATGCGGCATTGAGTGACCAGCCTGCTTTGCGTGCTTCGCGCTCAATGCCTGCCATGGCCGCTTGAGTGACTGGCGCCTTCTTGGCTTTGCGCACTTTTGTGAATCCATCCCAGACTTCAGGCGATACGCCATCAGGGCAGGACAAGGGCTTGTCCCTTGTAGTTATCTTTGTTTCTTGTTTTATGTTTACTGTTTCTTGTTTATTGTTTGGTTGCACGGTCGTTGAACGGGCGTTGGACCTGCGTTCAGCAGACGCCTTGCCCGCTCTGGATGCGGCTTCCAGCCTGTTGTGGTACTTCGCGATCTCTTCATCTGCCCTGCGATTGACCCATCCGGACCCCTCCACGAGTTCAAAAAATTCCTCGAGAACAGCACCGACTTCGTCTTCGTGATCGCGCATGTTGATCGCCCGTGCAACGGTCGTTGAACACTCGTTCAACGGTTGTTCGTGCAGGTAGTACAGATCCAGCAGACGACGGTAAGCACAGTCCTCGATCACCGTGAGGTGCCGGGTGTGGCTTATGTAGTCGCCGATGTTGAATGAGTAGAAGTGCATCACGCACCTGCCTTGGCCTGGTCAAGCAATGAGCGGATCGTGTCATCGCTCTTGACTTTGGCTTTGTTGGTGCATGCAACGCAGGCCGCGTTGATGGTGTACCTCAGTGTCTCGCCGCAGGCTTTGCAGGGCTTACCGGTGTACTTGCGCTCGCCGTTTTTGGCGGCATTGATACGGGGGGAATCCAATTTAACACTCCTCTTGGTTGATGGTTTTCTAATTCTAAACCAATACCAAGAGGATGTGTCAAGCGTTTTTTTACAGGTCGGCTTCTTTCACAAAAACGCCGTCGATCATGCGACCTTTGCGGTCCTTGATTTCGTCGTAGGCCATTTCGATGCAGGCCTCGATGCTGAACCCCATCTGCTCGGCCAGGATGGTGAGCACCACCACAGCGTCGCCGATGCCGTCCATCACTTTGACTGTGTCCTTGCGGGCCAGGCCTGCGGCCAACTCGCCGATCTCTTCGATCAACTTGGTGAACTGCTTGTCGGTGGTACTGCCGGACACCAGGTTGCGCTGGTGCGCCCAGCCACGAATGCGCACAAAGTCTTCATAGGTTTTCATGTTGCACCTCAAAATGGAATGTCGTCGTCCATGTCTGCCGGACCATCAGCAGGCTGTTGCGTTTGTTGCGTTTGTTGTGGCCGTGATAGCGCGTCACCCTTTGGCGGTAGGTCCACCTGGTCCACAGACAAGCGTAGGCGCGTTTTTGGCGTGCCGTCCTTGGCTTTGTATTCCTCGAGTTTGATCGGGCCGCTAACGGTCACGCGCTGGCCTTTGGCAAGGTACGGTTGCAGGCTGGTTGCCCGCTTACCCCACAGTGCGCAGTCGACCCACATGGTTTCGGGTTTGTCTTTGGTGCCGATGGCCACGCCGATGGCAAAGTTCAGGATGTTGTCGCCGTTGTGCTGGCGCAGTTCGGGGTCGCGCCCCAGGTTGCCGGTGAGTATTGCAATGTTCATTCGTTGGATTCCTTCGAAATTTGGACGCGTACAAAACCACCGATCTGCCCCGCGTCCACTCGTGCAGTCAGTGTTGTGAATTGTTTGTCGTTGATCTTGAGTGCATCAGCGACGCCGTCAAGGCCAGACTTCATCCTGGCCACCAGGTTGTCGCGATCGTAACTGCGCCGGTCGGGCGGAACGAACTCGAGCACCAGGTGCAGATTGCCAGCGATGTCAGGCCTTACGGCCCCTACCTGCTCGAGCACCATGGCCCAGCACGCCGTACGGTAGGAGGCCTTG